CCTGTATTCAAAATCTCTTTTTGAAAAGAAACCGGATAAAATTTTTGCGCAGGTTGCTTCTGAATTGAAACAACTTAAAGACAATGCTTCACCTTCTGTGGGCATTGGACAAATTTCTGAGGGTTTGTCAACTTTGTCCAGAATACCCGTTCTGGGCAACATGTTTACAAAACCAGCATGGATTTCTTCCGCTGCTGCAAATATTTTTAAAATTTTAGGTTTTTCTAAACCCACTATTCAGGGTTTGCCTTGTGAATCTCGACTTCGCAGTCAGGTTCGCATGGCAAATTTTGATGGAGCTGATTCTTCACATAAACTTGCTTTGTCTTCTACTAATGAAATAGAAACTAAGGCGGGATTGTCTGGCACTTCAGCTGATGAGATGGATTTGTCTCATGTTTTATCAATCCCAAATTTTTGGGATAGATTTACATGGGCTACAACTGCTCTTACTGGTGCTGTTTTGTGGGATAATTTCGTGACTCCTGTAAAGATTAAGAATTATTCCTCGACCATAACTGATCGTTTTCGATGTACCCATATGGGTTATGTTGCAAATACTCATGGTTATTGGCGAGGTAGTATAGTTTATACTTTTAAGTTTGTTAAGACAATATTCCATTCTGGAAGATTGCGTATTAGTTTTATTCCTTTTTATTATAATACAACAATTTCTATGGGTGCACCGGATGTTTCAAAAACTCAAAAGGTTATTGTGGATCTTAGAACTTCGACAGAGGTTTCATTTACAGTACCTTATATTTCTTCTAGACCTTGGATGTATTCAATTAGACCTGAATCCGCCTGGTTAGGAACAAATAACTCACTCATGTACAATGCTGTTACAGGTATTGTTCGAGTGGAAGTTTTGAATCAACTGGTAGCTGCTAATAATGTCTTTCAATCAATAGATACTATAGTTGAAGTTAATGGTGGCCCTGATTTGACTTTTGCTGCCCCGACTGCCCCATCATATGTTCCATATGCTGGTAATTTTACGTTGTTGGAAACAGAAAAGGAGAAGAAGGAGCAGGCTCAGGAGTATGACAATAATACAACGGATAACCGAATTCGAACCCAG